AGTTGCCAAGGTAAAAGACCCCGGAGAACTTCAGAATCGGCTCACTAAGGCCTGGCAAATGATTAAATCAGGCCTTGTCCGGGGGTTGTCCATAGGATTCAAGGATATTGAGTCCGCGGACATTAAGGGGACCTGGGGGGTTCGATACCTGAAATGGGAATGGTTAGAGCTTAGTGCCGTGACCATTCCCGCGAATACGGAAGCCACAATTACGGCTATCAAATCGGCTGCGATAGGCCAGAAAAATTCACTTCCCGCGTTAGGGAAAACCAAGGAGTTTAATACCGTGAAAACGATCCACGAACAGCTTGCAGAACTGAAAGAAATGCGCCAGACGAAATCCGCCCGGATGAACGAGATTGCCGAGGGCGTCAAAGCCAAAGGCGGCGCATGGGCGGAAGAGGAAAAGGGAGAATTCGACGTTCTCGACAAAGAGGTCGATGATCTGGATGGTGATATCCGCCTGAAGACCCTTGAGGCCAAGAATGCGGCTACCGCGAAACCCGTTGAGCCGCAGAACCAATCCCGGGGCCCCGTTTTCTGGAAACAGCCCGAGGACAAGAAAGAGGACTTCCAGGGACAGAACTTTGTCAGGAAGGCGATCGCCAAGGCCCTCGGATATATTGACATGGTTTCCCCGGTGGTTGTGGCAGAGAAGCGATGGGGGAGAACCAATCCGCGCCTGGTCGAAATCATCAAGACCGACATGCAGGGTGGTGCAACGGGCGTTAGCCACTGGATGAATGACCTCGTTCTGGACGATGGCCGTTATACCGGGGATTTCATTGACTACCTGAAAGCCAAAACCGTTTTCGACAAACTCCCGCTTCGTCAGATTCCAGCTCGCGTGACCGTCAAGGGGCGCGATGGGGCCGCAACGGGCTACTGGATCGCCGAAGGAACCGCGCTCAAAATGTCCGAGTTCACGACCTCCAGCGTTTCATTGGACCCGTACAAGGTCGCCGCTCTGACGGTTGTCACCAATGAACTCCTTCGGGATTCTTCCCCCTCCGCCGAAATGCTGGTCCGGGATGCCCTCGGGGATGCTTGCGCTCAGATCGTCGATACGACTTTTCTGGGAACGGCTGCGGGCGGAACCGGATATCCTGCCGGTCTTTTCTATGGTGTTGCCGCCGTTACCACGAACGGGAACGACGTAGATGCGCTCCGGTCCGATGTCCGCGACCTTTATGCGGCCTTCATTGCGGCCAAAAACGCCTCCGGGCTGTATTTTGTTATGAATCCCGCGATGGCCAAAGCGATCCAGCTTCTTTCCAATACCCTCGGCGTTCAGGCGTTCCCCGATATCAACCAAAACGGTGGAACCCTCCTGGGCGATCCAGTTGTGACCGGGGATAATGTGAACTCCGCCTATGTGATTCTTCTCAAGCCCTCCGATATTTGGAGAATCGCCGATACCGGCGTTGAGGTTTCCATTTCCAAGGAAGCCAGCATTGAAATGACCGATGCCCCGGCGCAGGAAGTGAATACGCCGGCTACGCCTACCGGGAAGAACGTTTCCATGTTCCAGACCGAGAGCACGGCGTTCAAGGTTGTGCGGTCCATCAACTTCCAGAAGCGGCGAAGCCACGCGGCTCAATATATCTCCTCCGCTTCTTACGGCGTGTCCGAATCCTCGTAAGCCGCGATCCCTCCACTAACCCCAGCCGCCCGCTCTCTACGGAGGGCGGGCGTTTTACCAAGGGGAGCCAATGGCGAAAATGATAGTTTTGCATTCCTTCCGGTACGCAGGGATAATCCGCAAGTCCGGGGATTGCATCGACGTCAAGGACCATAAGCACGTTCTACTCCTGTCGGCATTGAGGAAAGCGCGAATAGCCGAAGAGGAAACCCACAAAATCACAAAAGAGGACATGGGAACAATCGAGTCCGAATCACCCGTTGAGGAAGAAAAGCCAAAAAGGAGATATCGCAGACGCGATATGCGGGCGGAAAATGCTTGATCAAAACCTTAACCCGATCGATCCGATGAGCCGGTATTCGGTTTCAACGCAAGAAAATTTAAAACTTGCTATTGATAATCGAACGAAGAAGAAAGGCCTCACCTATGTCAGTGATAGGGGATGGCTCCCGATTGTTTGTGAACCATATACCGGGGCGTGGCAATTAAATAACCCGATCCAGGTTGAAACCGCCTTATCCCATCCTACGGTTTACGCCTGTGTCACTCAGATTGCCTCCGATATCGGGAAATTGCGGCTCCGCCTTACGGAATTAAAATCGAATGGGATTTGGACGGAAACGGAAAGTCCCGCGTTTTCTCCGGTCCTAAGAAAGCCGAATCATTTTCAAACCAGACAGAAATTCATAGAATACTGGCTTATTTCTAAACTCAGTAACGGGAACGCATACATCCTCAAGGAAAGAGATGCCCGGGGTATTGTCCGGGCTTTATACGTTTTGGACCCCACAAAAGTCAGACCCCTCGTTGCCGACAACGGCGACGTTTTTTATTCACTCAGTATAGATCATCTTTCGGGGTTGCCGAAGGAGATTATCGCGGCGCCCGCCTATGAAATCATTCACGACATGATGGAATGCCTATTCCACCCCCTCGTCGGCATTCCCCCGATTTACGGGGCGAACCTTGCCGCAACCCAAGGGATAAATATTCAGACGGCCTCATCTTCCTTCTTCGGGAACAACTCGCGACCCTCCGGTATCCTGACCGCCCCCGGGACCATAGCCCCCGAAACCGCCGACAGATTGAAAACCAACTGGCAAACTAATTTTACCGGAACGAATTCCGGGAACGTTGCGGTCCTGGGCGACGGCCTCAAATACGAGGCAATGAGCCAGAATGCGGTAGATTCTCAGCTTGTGGAGCAGTTGAAGTGGAGCGATGAAAAGATTTGCTCCGTCTATAAGGTTCCCCCCTACAAAGTATATGTGGGCCCGATGCCCACTTACGATAACGCTGAAGTTCTGGACAAAATTTACTATGCTTCCTGTCTGCAGCGGCACATTGAAGCCATTGAGGCCCTTTTGGATGAGGGGTTAGGGCTTAAACCACAATATGCAACCGAATTTGATTTAGAAGATTTAATGCGGATGGATTCGGCAAAGCGGATGCAGACCGCAGCCGAGGGGGTGAAGGCTGGAATTCTCTCACCGAATGAGGGGCGGAGAAAATTCTCTCTTCCTCCGGTCAAGGGTGGAGATACTCCATACCTTCAGCAACAAGACTATTCTCTTGCGGCTTTGGCCGAAAGGGATGCGAATAAGCCATTTAAAAAAGAACCGCCGCCGAATAAACCACCGGAAGAGGGGAACGAGGAAGAAGAGAAGGCAGAGTTTGATTTTGAATATGAAAAGATGATGAGGAGCGCCTGATGAGTGCTTGGAAAGAGGCGAAGGAAACACTGAAGGCAGCAGGGGCCTATGTAGACAAGAGGCTCGAATCTATTTTGTTGCGCTTAAAAGCTCTTGAGGACCGTGCTCTGGTTCCGGGGCCTCCTGGTGAAAAAGGCAATCCCGGAAAAGACGGGGAAAGCGTAAACATCAATGACATCCTCCCGGTTATTAAAGCCCATTTTTCCGAATGGGTACTTAATTGGGAGAAAGAGGCCCGGGCTATTTTAGAGAAGATTGTCGAAAAAATCCCTCCTCCGCAAAAGGGGGATTCGGGGCCCAAGGGCGAACGAGGGGAGAAGGGTGAGCCCGGGCCAGTCGGCCCGGAAGGGAAGCCAGGAGAAAGAGGCGAACGCGGGGAAAAGGGTGAGCCCGGGGAATCAATTAAGGGCGAAAAGGGAGACAAGGGCGACCCCGGAAGAGATGGCAAGGATGGGGTCCCCGGATCGCAGGGAATAAAAGGCGAAGATGGCCATTCCGTAACCATTGACGAAGTTATGGAAAAATTAGAAGCCCATCTCGCTAAATGGGAATTAGAGTTTGAGCGTCGGGCCTGGGATGTCCTGCAGAAAGCCATAGACAAAATTCCTCCTCCCAGGGACGGAAAAGACGGTTTGCCGGGAAAGGATGGCATAGACGGCAAAAATGGAATCGACGGCAAGGATGGAACCCGGGGCCTGAATGGGGCCGACGGGAAAAATGGAATTGATGGGAAAGACGGTCTGAACGGTAAGGACGGCAAGGATGGGCGGGATGGTAAGGACGGGGCCGATGGACTGAACGGCAAAGACGGAGCCGATGGCCTCGGATTCAATGATTTGGAAGTCATACAGACCGACGATCGAAACTTCACAATCAAATTTTCAAGAGATGGCAAAGAAAAGGAGTTCCGCTTTTCTATGCCGGTCCTTCTCTATCGCGGAACATATGAGACGGGCAGGGCCTATCAAAAGGGTGATTCCGTAACCTACGGCGGAAGCCTATGGATTTGTCAAAGAGATAATCCCTTAATCGGCCCCGGCGTTAAGGAAAGCGATTGGAAACTTGCCGTTAAACGCGGGAAGGATGGCAAGGGGGAATGAGCATCCAGATCGTTACCAAGGAAGAGGCGATGGCATGGCTGCACTATGACGAAGAGCCCGCAGAATTAACCATGCTCATTGAGGGCGTATCCGATGCGGTTATTCGTTATCTCGGGGATAATGCAACCTTTGTTGATTCCAGCGGGGAACTTGATACCGATGCCTTGCCCCAGGCCGTAAAATTGGCAGCCCTTGTGTGGATGGCATCCTTAGACCAGGACCGGGAAGGTAAAAGCAAAGAAGATGCCCTTGCAAGTCTCGTCAATGGGGAACCGCCTTTGGGCGTGGTCCGGCTTTTGGCGCTCTTGCGCGATCCAACTTTGGCATGATTCCTAAACTCATTCATCAAATTTGGATAGGAGATAAGAAATCGCCTTCATTTATGGGGAAATGGAAAGAGAATCATCCGTCATGGAGTTATTTACTTTGGACCGAAAGAGAAATAGATTCCCTGGTCATGCGGAATCAGGATTTTTATGATGCCATGAATCCCAAAATGAGAAATTATCTTGCCGGGAAATCCGATATTGCCAGAATGGAAATTCTTTACAGGCATGGCGGGATTTATATTGATGCAGACATTGAATGTCTAAGACCCATGGAGGGAGATTTCCTCGATGGTGATTTTTTTGGGATAAGAACGAATGACGAGCAAAGAGGTGATAGCGTGAATCCGGCGGTAATGGGGGCCATTGCTCATCATCCGTTTATCAACATGATGATTGATGAACTCGCAAAGGAAAGGAAATTGTGGGAACCGCTCTGGGATTTTTGCGGTCCTGGCCTGATGAACCGATGCCTTGAGAAGTTTCCTGAGAAATTGAATATATTGCCGAGCTATTATTTTGAACCAGATTTTCATAGTGGCAAACCATATAAGGGAAAATTTAAGCCTTTCGGTTATCACTTTTGGGGATCGACCAAGAAACTATATGGAAAACTCTAAGGCGGGGGTTTCGGTTATTATTCCCGCATGGCGGGCAGAAAAATTTTTAGATGAATGTCTGCAATCAATATTATCCCAAACATATTTCAACGACTTTGACGAATGGGAAATCCTGGTCGGTATAGATGGATGCGAGAAAACAAGAGAAGCTATCAAAGAATATCGGCAAACAAGATTTTATTGGTTTCCGAAAAATCGCGGACCTTATATTGTCCGCAATACGCTTTCCAAGGTTGCCAAATATCCCTGGATTTTGTTCTTCGATGCTGACGATATAGCGAAGCCGGACCTGATAGAAAAGGCAATGGCGCAAAGTGCCCCCTATATATGTTTTGGAAAATGTAATTTTTATCCGGACGGAAGAGAAAAACCATCAAGGCCGACGGACGGAATAATTCTTATATGGAAAAAAACCTTTTTTGGGATAGGCGGATTTCAGCCCTGGTTATGCGGTGCGGATACCGAATTCAGGCAAAGGATGGCGAGAATCGGAATCATCCGAAAGATTATTCCGGAAATCCTGGTCATGCGGCGGATGCACAAAGATAATCTCACGGTCCGCAAGGAAACAAACAAACGGTCGGCGCTCCGGCAGGCTTACTGGAAAATTAAAAGGCAGAACAGGATAAAGGGCATAACAAAAATAAACATGGTGACGGGTGAATGCCACATAATCGCAGCTTGAGAAAGAAAACCCCCGGTCCCTATCGATGGGACGCAATCGTGAAACGGTTGCCGAAAATGGCCCCCGTGATCGGAGCGGAAATAGGAGTGTTCCGTGGAAACCTTTCCTATCAACTGCTTTCGCTGATGCCTAATCTCACGCTGTATATGGTTGATAGATGGTGCCCGTATAGAGAGGGTGAATGGATTAGAAGGGGGTACATAGCAGGCGGGACCCATGAGGTTTTTGAGAAATGGGAAGCCGAGACAAGGGAAAAGGTCAAAGGGTTCGGCAACAGGGCAATCATTATAAAAAGCGAAAGCCTTGTGGCCGCAGATAAATTCCCCCTGGATTTTTTCGATTTCGTTTTTATAGATGCGATTCATGTAGGAAATTATGTTGCTATGGATATTAATTCCTGGGGGCCGAGGGTGAAACCGGGCGGGCTGATTTGCGGGCATGATTATAATCCCTTGCGCTACCCCGGATTGATTGAGGTTGTCAATAAGAAGTTCCCTGAAAGTTTGGAGATAGACGTTGACTTTACTTGGTTCCATCGAAAACCCGTCTGAGGAGTGGGTAAAACGATTTCAGGGGATCATGGGCTTTTCCCCGGACCTCAAGAACCCGCAGACTCATGCGGAATTTACCATGCGGAAAATGATATCCGAGGCCGGCCCGATGATGGTTATGACCGCCGACAAGGTTCTGGTGCGGGAATATGTGAAAGAAAAGGTCGGGGAAAAATATTGCTACCCGTTGATTTATGCCGGAACCATCCCCGAGACTTTCCCGGATAATTGTGTGATTAAGGTTAACAACGCTTGTGGAAGAAACATTTTCAAGAGAAACGGGCGGGCATTATTTAGGGGGAAGAAGGTCGGCCCCAAAACCATTAAACGGCTGCTCCGGTTATGGTTGAAAGACGATTATGCAAGAGGTGGGGTTCACTATACCAAAATCAACCCCCAGGTATTGATTGAGCCCATTCTGGATTCGGTTCACATCATTTGCAAGCTGAATTCATGGCGGGGATATGCGCCTTATATCCACATGACGAAATATGACATTGGCTCCGGGGCGCTAAAAATAATCGGGCGCACATGGTATGACCGGGATTGGAACAAGCTTCCCATGGCGAACATCGGAAAACCCAATATCGAATTTCAAAAGCCGCTAATGCTTGAAGATATGCTTCGGGTTTCAAAGATTCTTTCGGAGCCCTTCGATTATTGCAGGGTTGACCTGTTTCTTAAAGATGAAAAATTTTGGGTTAACGAACTTACCCATTGCTCAAGCGGCGGGGCTCCCCATGCTTTCAATCCTATCGATTGGCAATTTAAATTCGGCGAGTTTTGGAAACAAAACTTTAATAATCAGACGGTGGAGGCGTTATGAAAAGGATATTTACGGTTTTAATCGTTCTGGCGATCTTTGTTGGGGTTGAACTTTCCCAGGCGGCAAGCGTTTTCCTGCGGCCCGGGAGTCAAACCAGCATCATGATTTCCTCGGGAGCCAAGACTTCAAGCGGGAAACTTAGCATCGGGAGATGTGTTTTCCATGGGGTCTTGATCGCAACCGATGGCTCCCATGATGCGGTTGTGAATCTTTACGACAATACGGCTGCGTCGGGGAAGAAAATTATTCCTCCAATAACCGTATCGGCAGATCAAAACTATGGGGGGCTATTTGTTGGATCCCCCGGGGTTTTTGTTTCACACGATATTTATCTTTCAATCTCGGGAACCGGGGCCTCCGCTGTTATTTATTATGACGACGGCATTACAAGGTAATAAGGGGCGGTCATGAAAAAGCTACTCTGTTTGGTCTTTATCATAATCCTCATTTCGGGGTGCGCTTCCCTGGGGCCGATCGTTAAAGATCAGAAATACGGCGCCGGGAAGGTTACGGATTTTGATTCCGTCGAATCTCCCGAGGGAACCGACATCCTCTACCTGATCCGATCCGGGGTAGATAAGCAAATCACCGTTGACGACCTGTTTGAGTATTCGGGCGCCGGAAGCGGGGATATGCTCAAAGAGGATTATGATACCGACGACGACGGGGTTGTGGATACTGCAGAAAACCTGAGCGGAACCCCCGAGCTTCCCAATGGCACTACGGCTACAACTCAATCACCGGGAGATAATTCCCAAGCCCTTGCTACTACGGCCTATGCCGATGCCCTGGTTGACGATACCGAGTACGGGGCAGGATGGGATGATGTAACGGGTATTTCTCCGAGTAAGAATGCGGTTTACGATAAGATTGAAGCCCTCGATGCGGCCAAACAGAATTCAAGTTCGAATTTAACCGGATGGTCTGGATATCTGCCCCCCGAACTTGAAGCAGAATACGCGGTCATTGTTGGAAAAAGCGCAACCGAATTCGATAAAATTTCCATGGCCGGAAAGACCAATAAGGTTTTTGGGGCCAAGGGCGATGGTACTCCTGGGATGTATGACGTTACGGCCTTTGTTCTTGCCCCTTCTCCTACGGTCGATGGCGGTTATTCGGGGATAAGGATTTCATGGACGGCGGGAGAAAATTTAAGCAAGGGCGATATAGTTTATTGCAAGGACAAGTCCGGCACTCCGTCTTGCTATAAATATGAAAAGGCGGGAGCGGATAAATCTATGCCGCCAAGGGCCGTTGCTTTGGCCGATATTTCGGCGGATGCTGCGGGGAATTTTCTTGTTTATGGAACTATGCGGCTTGACGGATGGGGATTTTCCACGGCGGCAGATCAAGGAAAAACAGTATGGGCGGGAGCGTCCGGTGCGCCTACCTTAACCGAACCGACTACGGCGGGTGATAAGAAATATGTCGTCGGTTATCTGGCGAAAACAAATGTCATTTTATTTACATTTCCGGGCGGATCGGGTGAAAGCGCAACCGCCGAGGGCGGAGCCCCCACGTTGGTTTCCGCCACAATCAATGCGGACGGGAATGCTCTTTCCCTCGTATTTTCCGAAGCGGTTGATTTCGGCGCGGGCGGGAATACCGGATGGACAATAGATATGAACGGCGGAGCCGGGGAAGACCTGACCTATTCTGCCGGTTCGGGAACCTCAACCCTTTCTTATACTATTGGCAACCGCAAGATTAAAACGGGAGAGGCGGGAACGGTTTCCTATACTCAGCCGGGAAATGGCGTCGAGGATGGGGATGATGTCGATCTTTCCTCCATATCGAATTTCACGGTAACGAATAATTCTACGGTTACGGCCAGCGTCGATGATAGCTATGCCGAGACAAACCAAAGCGACGACGCTTTCCTTTATGCGGGCGCTCAATATCAATCCTTCACATCGGGCGGCGGGACGCTGGATAGCGTTAAATTCTACCTCAAGAAAGTTGGTTCGCCAACCGGGAACGTATATGCCAAGATTTACGCCCATGACGGCACATATGGCGTAAGCAGCGTGCCGACCGGATCGGCTCTTGCCACATCCGATGCACTCAGCGCGGCCAGCCTGACAACGAGCTATGTTTTGACGACCTTGAGTTTTACCGGCGCGAACCGCATCGAGCTCGAAAACAGCACCTATTATGTGGTGGTACTGGAATTCTCCGGCGGGGATGTGAGCAATTATGTTGGGGTCGGGCAGGATACCTCCTCCTCAAGCCACGGAGGAAACGACGGCTATCACATATCCGATGATCCCTGGACCCCGGAAGCAGACAATGATTTGTGCTTCTATGTATATACGGTAGATTGATGAAAAAACTACTTCTCACAATTCTATTAATTCTCTTCGCCGCCCCTTTTGCGGGGGCGGCAACCCATTATGTTGCCGACGATGGCTCGGCTTCCTGGGCGAATAGCACAAATCGATCTACGCCCTGCTCAATGGCAACGGCGAATTCTTCCGCGTCGGCAGCCGACACCGTTATCATTTTGGACGGCTCTTACACATCCGTAGGGATAGCCCCGAGCAACAGCGGGACAAGCACAAGCGCGAGAATTATATTCCAGAGCGAGAATCAATATGGAGCGGTGTTTTCCGGGGCCCTGGTCGGAATCTTTCTCGACAACAAGGACTACATTGTTGTTGATGGGATAAAGGTGTCCTACCCCCAGAGGCCAATCCTGGTTAGAAATGGTGCGAGTTACAATGAAATCAAGAACTCCTGGTTTACGGATAATTACAGCGTCGATCCGCTAAAGATTTTCAGCGCCGAAGGCTATGATGGTTGTATTCATAACTGGTTCCATCACAACACGATAGAGTCACAAGGCGGCCTCTATTGGTCCGGTTCCGAAGTCGAGGATGGCGGCGGGATGTACCTCGGCGGGGCCTACCTTGACAACGTAAGCAATTATAACACGCTTGAATATAATACCTTCTCGGGGGGCGGGCATCACAACCTCGAAGTCTATACGAATTATAATGTCCTTCGGGGGAATTTTTTTTCATAATGAAGGC